CCTACGGCTGGCAAAACCACCCCGCCGTGAAAATGTGGCGCGGGCACACAGGGCTCCTCGCGGTCTACGGCCTCGCCATCTGCCACGAGTGGGTTAAACGCGGTTTCCGCGATACATGCACAGACAAAATCAACGCTTTCGCCCCCGCCGACCTCATAACATCTCAGCCCGCATGGCTCGGCAACGACGCTTTCCATGCGTCCCACCGCTCCAACCTTCTCCGCAAGGAGCCCGACCATTACCGCCAATTCCATTGGACGGACGGCCCTGACCTGCCCTACGTCTGGCCGAGCGCGTAACCGCGCTCCCCTTTCATCTCACGGAGACATCAAAATGCAGACCGGCATCTATTTCATGGGCCACGACTTCATCCTCGACATCGACTGGACGTTGACCCATCCCGGCACCAAACCCCAACTCTATGGGCCGCCGGAGAATTGTTACCCCGGAGACGACCCGGAGTGGGAAGTCAACTCGATCCACCTCAAACTCGACGACCCAGATAAACCAGACGCCCCGCTCTTTGAAGCGACTGGCGCGCTGTTCGAACTCCTTGCCTCCTCCCGCGCAGTTGACGACGCTATCATCGAATACATCGGGGAGTGGGAAGAAGATGAGAACGACTATTTCGACGAGGACTATTACCGCGAACGCAGCTGGGATCGTTGACATGCTTGTGGCCGCCATCTTCGTCCTCACAGCCTTCCTCACCACATGGCTGCTCTTTTCACTTCTAGCCTATACCTTCATCTACGGCTCGTTGATTCTGTCCTACTGCTTTTTGTGGGACGCCAAAACCCGCCACGCCATCTGCCCGAAAGGACTCATTCACGCGCTTTTGTATGACGAGTGAGGCGCGACATGACGCCAGCCGGGGATTATAGTGTTGCAAGTTGTCCCCGGTTGTGTCATTATAATTCACGGGTTTTCCCGTTCTTCCATATGTTACCTCATACCGGCGCCATGCGCCACCTCGGAGCCTACCATGTCCCGCACCGCCCCGTTCCACGCTGCCACCGCTATCTATTCGGAAGGCGATTTTATCTATCTCCAACTCCGCGCCACGAAGGGCTACACGCAGGAGCTTTCATTCCCCGCAACGCCGGGGGGCATGGCCGCTTTGATGCGAGTGCTGCGTGAACGTGAAATGGCCCACGCCTCTACCCCGCACCGCATAGCTGGCCCCACCATGCCGATCCAGCATGTCGTCAACGCTTGGGCTCGCGACCCCAACGCCGAAAGCAAAGCCGAACGCGCCCGTGAACGCGCCGAACGTGAGCGTTTCGCCCGCAAACCTTTAACCGAAAAACTCAAAGACATGGAGGCGCTTTTCAACGACCCAGACTTCGACTTCTAATCCACACCTCTGACCCACCATAAACTCAATCCACAATGTGTCTAACACCTTGCAATTCAGGAGCACTTGTAATGACCCTTTCCCAGATCTTCTCCAAACTCAACATCCTCAACGCTGAAGTTGCGCTCTGCCGTAACAACTACCGTTACTCTGATGACTCAGAGCGGTGGGGATGCACCATTACGCTCGACCATGAAGGCACGGAGATCAAAGTGCGCGGACATGGCGCGGACGGTGACGAGGCGCTCACAAAAGCCTTTGACAAGCTCGACGCCTTGCTCGGATCAAAGCGCGTTAACAAAGCCCTTAACCTGCCTCTCCTCTCCGCCCCAGAGGCCGTCGCGTGACGCATACCGTTTCCGACATTCTGAAAGAAGTGAGCGCCTTGTGCGCTCACTATCCCAACGACAGGCTCGCTCCGATCTTGCGGCAACTCCTCGCACATTGGACTCGTAAATTAAACCTTCACGCAAAGGGCAAAGCCTCGCGTTTCACCCCGGTCGAAATCGACGAGATCATCGAATTTATCGAACGCAAACTGACGGACTGCCGAAATGACTGAAATCCCCAAACACATAAAACGAGACGTGCAACGTCTCGCATACGACCGGACAGTTGAGTCCATCAACGGCATCTGCGACACTTTCGGACGGGAGCCAGAACTCCTCGCTTCCGCCGCACAAGCCGCGATGAACGCTGCGTTTATGATGCTTTACTGCGCCGCACGTTTGCAATGCGGCAACGTGCCTCCGGTTAAACTTTACGAGGCTTGGGGGGATAGCATGAAAAAAGAGTTTGACCTCATTCAAAAAGGTTTCGACATCGCTGCGGATTACACAAAAATGTCTCCATCCGAAAGAGCAAAGTATGACTCCTGACGCTGATGCTACAGAACGCGAACTCATGGAACGGGCGATACTCGAAATCAAACCACTTCTTGCGGGCCGCGCCTGCATGTTGGTTGTCGGGTTCGACGCGCCGGGAGGATTAAAAATCTGCTCGGTTTCCAACGTGTCGCCTGAAAACCAAATCGACATGATGGAAATTTTAATCGAGGCGTATGATCCGCGCCCCCAAAACGCAACGCTAAACTGAAAGGCACACCATGCTTCCGAACTCCAACACATTCGTCGTCCCGCTCGTCGGCGCACATTTCCGCCCCCCGGCGAAAACCATCATCCAGTCTCTCCCGGCGGCTTACCAACTCGAACTCCGTCCTGAGCCTTCCAACCCTTACGACGCAAACGCCGTCGCGGTCTGGTTCGACGCGCTCAACTTATCGCAAGATGCAATCGACGAACTTTCGAGCACTCTTCCGGGCTCAGGCGGCAACATCGAGGACTTGATCGAGCAGCGCTTTTGGCAACTCGGTTATCTCGCAAAGGAACACGCCGCGCTCCACCAAGAGCGGCTGGCCCGCATCATCGAAGGACATAATGAGGATGCTTCAGTTTCCGGCGAAGGTTTTCTTTGGAGTGGATTCCCGTGCAAACTTTCGTTTACGGGTTCGGGGCAACCTGCCGTCATCTTCAATCTGTGAGCGCACAATGCAATTCAAAATCTTAAAAGGTAAAAAGCCTGAACCGCTCACGCAATACCCTTTTGCCAAAATGGAGATCGGTGACGCTTTCTTCATGCCCTGCCCTTACGACTTGCGTTCGAATTACTCCACGCAAGTCCACAACGCTGCAAGGAGATTTAGAGAGAAGCATTGTCCAGGTTTTCGCATAACACTCCGCTCAACATACAACACAAAAGGCTTTGGCCTTTTCGTGCATCGCATCGCGTAACCACCATCAGCAAAGTCGAAAGGTATTTGTCGTGAAACCTACTCCTGAACAGCAAGCCATCATCCACGCCGCCACGCAGCCGCAGTCCTTAATCGTGAACGCGCTCGCAGGCACCGGCAAAACCACAACCCTGACCATGTTGGCGAAAGCCCTTCCGCCCGAACCAGCCCTTGCGCTCGCCTTCAACAAAAAGATCAAAGAAGAACTCGAAAAAAGGTTTCCTAAAAACTTCAGCGTTATGACCATGAACGGCCTCGGCCATCGCGCATGGTCTTTCACGATCAACAAAAAGAAAATGCTGATCGACCCGAACAAGGTCGGACGCTTGACATCCGAAGCGCTCAAGCCTTTCCCTGAAAGCAAAGGGGAGTGGTCAGCGATCCGAACGCTTGTGGTCATGGCGATGCAGCGCGGGCTCGTCCCATCCCAATTCCAACACGCCCGCAGCCTTGTCCCTGACACTCCCGAAACATGGGAGAGACTGGATTACGAACTCGACCTCAACCTCACGGCGGACGAACGCAAACTTGCTCGTCGCGTTTTGATCTCGTCCATCGAAGAAGGCATGAACGGCTGCATTTCATACGACGACCAGATCTACTTGCCTGTGGTGTTCTCCGGCGCGTTCCCGCGTTTCAACACAGTGCTGGTCGATGAAGCGCAGGACTTGTCCCCTCTAAATCACCAAATGCTCCGCAAAGTGGCGGCAGGCAAATTGATTGTCGTAGGCGATCCGCGCCAAGCGATCTACGCATTTCGCGGAGCAGACCACAACAGCATGACAAACCTAAAGTCGCTTAAAAGCGAATGGATTGAGTTGCCGTTAAACACGACTTTCCGCTGTCCGCAATCCGTGGTCGAACGCCAACATGCTCACGCCCCTGCGTATCGCGCCGCCGACTCAAACCCCATGGGCGAAATCATCGACCTTACCTCGCAACCTTGGAGCGCCGACACGCTCAAGCCTTACGCCTCGACCGAACTTGCCATCCTCTGCCGTAACAACGCGCCGCTTTTAAGCATGGCGTTCAAATTGCTGCGGCAGGGCTTTGGCGTGAACATGCTCGGGAGAGACATTGGCCGTGGACTTTCCGCGCTCTGCAAAAAGCTCTCCCCAGATCAAACTACGTCAACTGATCTTTTCCGGCAGACTCTATCGAACTGGTTTGAAACGGAACGCTCAAAGGCGGAAGTAAATGAGGACGCGAGTAAGATCGACTCCGTGACAGATCGGTTTGAGTGTATTGTCGCGGTGATGGAAAATCGCAAACCTCGGACTGTCCGCGAACTCATCAACGAACTCGACAACCTTTTCGCAAAAGACTCCGGCCTTGTCACGCTTGCGACCGGACACAAAGCCAAGGGTCTGGAGTGGGACACAGTCGTGCATCTCGACCCATGGCGCATCCCTTCCAAATGGGCCAAAAAAGAGGACGAGATTAAACAGGAACACAATCTGCAGTATGTGCTTGAAACCCGCACAAAGCACACTTTGCTGTTAGCCAACCTAAAGGACTTCACATGAGCGCTTTACATTTCCTTGCGCCGGAACGTCCGCGTATCTCCGGGCTCCCCGCGTTTCGCGTCGAATCCAACCCCGGCGGACTTTCCATCATCCCCGGACTTTACTGCTCGCCCATCAACGACGGGAGCACGATTGAAGTCTCGGGATTTTTCTCGAGTGGCCCGAACCGTTCGACTCGCAAAGTGCTCGTCATTCGCTCCGATGACTTTGCGGCGTTCTGGTCACGATGGCTTGCCGACCCGGAAGGCGTGGCGGAACGTGAGTTTGGCTGGACGCCGCTTGCACCGTCCACCCCCACACCAGCGCCTGTCACGCTCGACCTTAACGACCTACTCGGAGACTTCTAATGCTTTCCCAAATCACAAAACACCTTGCACCGCTTGCGCTTTGCGTGGGACTCTGCGACGGTTACACCACGTATTACGGGCCGCAAGGTCAACTGGCGGGAACGTCAAACACAATCGCAGGTTATTCCACTTTTTCCGGGCCGAACGGGCAATTCGCGGGGAGCGCAAACACCATTGGCGGTTACACCACCTATTACAACTCCGAAGGTGGCCTCGCCGGTTCTTCGAACACACTCGGGGGCGACGAATGACTGACCACACCAACACCTACCCCGACCTTGTGAACGTCGAGGACTGGCTGAACGCCAAGGGATATACGGGCGAAGCTGGTGCATGTCATCAGGCGATGAGCTTAATTCGCAAGCAAGAGAAGCGGATTGCGGAGTTGGAAGCGGAGAACGCGAAACTAAAACTGTTTCGTCCATACCGTACAGAATTGACCGATTGCCTTAAAAGCATGGCAGTCGGCGACAAGTCACATTACCCCGCTGGAGACGAATATGAGAAGCGCCGCAAGACTATTCTACGTCTGGCGCAGCTTGCTGGTGTTAAGGTCAAGACGCGGTATGTGATGAAAGACAAGATTGAACAAATATCGGTGGAGCGTATCGGATGACTGATTACGCAGGCATAGAACAAGCTGTTCGTGAGATTGTTGGGCGCATCGTTACTCAGGTTGAGGACGAACACGCCCGGCACCTGACTGAAGAATTAAGGATACAGTCGCGCCAGCTTGATGCTTACGCCGCCCGCATCTCGGAACTTGAAACGGCGCTGAAACCGTTTGCTGACGTTGCGAATTATTTTGACAATGAACCGCGCTACACCGACGAAGATAGCCCATGCGAAGCGTTTAATACGTTTGCCGAACTCCGCGCCGCCGCCGCCGCTTTGGAGAGTAAGAAATGAAGATCGAAAAAGTTTGCCGTTACGTGCCAGTTGTCACGGGCCTTAAATCAGAAGGCGTGACGGCAGGCAGCACGATCCGACACATGCTTCTTTCCATCCCGCGCTTGCGCTGGCTTGAGGATGCTGAAAGCACAGAATTTTATCACAAATACAAATCCCCCGACGCAGATCCGTTCATCGAAAACCCGTCATACAGCGCGCAATGGGTGAAAGAAGTCCGCGAACTCCCAATAACCGACCGTGAACTTGCAGTCGAAAAACTTGTCAACGATGGCCTCACACAAAAGCAAGTCGCAGAGCGCGTAGGCGTGGAACGCGGCAGCATTGCAAACATACTCAACCGCGTTCGCGTAAAGCGTGCTTTTCAAGCCCTAACCCATAAAGCCGATGGAGATGAATGACATGCCAATGTGGGTTTTGATAATCTGGTTCGCGGGGGCAGGTGGAAGCGCCATCACCACGCATGAATTTGTCTCGAAAGAGGCTTGCGATAACGCAGGAAAAGTTGTGGCGGAACAGGGTGGGCTTGGTTATAAAATCGGATTCGCCTGTGTTCCAAAGGAGTTGTTTCATGGCCTTCGACCCTAAAGATTGGAGAGAGCAAAACCGTGAAAAAGCACGGTTACACTCCGCCCGTTACCGCTTGCGCAAAAAGGGACTCGATCTTCCGCCAGAAACCCTTGCAGAGCTTGAACGTGCTCGCGCAGAGAAAAAAGCTGCCGGTTTAGAAAAGCGCCGTGAAGCAAATCGACGCTGGAACCACGAACACAAAGCAGAACGCGCTGCGCGTCGAAAGGAACGATACGCAAATGATCCAGAATTTCGAGAGCGCCAACTCGAACTTGCGAAAGCGAGAAGGGCGAAGAACAAACCTGTTCTTACAGAAGAACAAAAAGCCCGACGTTTGCAGCAACGGCGTGAAGCACAAGTCAAAGCTGTCAGAGCGTCCGCTGCAAAGGCCGCACTCGCTCGTGCGGAAATGGGCCACACGCCAAAGCCGCAGCGTGTTGCACCCAAGCCCAATGTTTTAACAGAGGCGCAAAAGGCCGCTCCGAAATGGAAAACCAAAAAGCCCGGACGGCTGATCGCGCTTTGCGGGTGGCACGGGTGGTGAAGGCCACTTGCTAGATGCTATGAAATGGCCCTAAGATTTTTTGCCCAGCGAGCGAATTTTTCGTTGCAATGGGTTAAACCTTATGGCACATTAAAACGTCAACGGGCGTTTGCCCAAAACAATCTAAAATTTAAGGAACCACCATGACAAAGCGAGCCCTCAAGCTCCCGCACGAAATCAACGTGAGCGTTTCGCAGCCTTACGCTGAAGGCCATGTGCTGACCGCGCTTGAAGCTGAAAAGCTGAACCACGTTCTTGCGGACAACATTCGCACATCGCTGATCGCCAAGATCAAGCGCGCTGCGGAAGAAGGCAAGATCGACGCCTCGGCGCTGTCTGCTGAGTTTCAGACTTACGCTGATGCGTATAGCTTCACAGCTCGCGCCCCGAAGGCTGGCCCGGACCCGGTCGCCAAAGAGGCGAACAAGATTGCGAAGGAGCAGGTTCTCGCAGCGATCCGCAAGAAGGGTGGAAACCCGGCGGACTACAGCGCCGAGCAGATTTCCGAATATGTTGCGAAAGTGCTGCAGCATAAACCCGAAATTCGTGAGGAGGCTGAACGCCGCATCAATTCGACCCGTCAGATTGCGGGCGATCTGCTGTCGGACCTGTTCTAAACATCTGCAAGGCCACTTGGCCTTTAGAATAGCGGGGTTTTCGTTTCCTCCCTCCCCGTTACAACTGGCGATCCTCGTTTGCTTCTCCTACGAGGATCGCCCTTTTTATGTAAGGTGCAAACTGCATGTCGAAAGAAATGGAATTGCTCTACGAGGCTTATCATTCCGACTATGGGATAGAAGTCGAATTGTTAGGCAATTACCAGATCTCGCTCCAGCGGCTTTACTCCGCGAAGCGGAAAGACCCAGACCTTGACGTTCTGCAGATTTCCCGTTCGCCTACAAGTCCGACGCATGTTTGGATAGTTAAAACAGATAAACCACAAGTGCAGGCCCAGCCGCCAAGCGGTGACGCCTTGAAGCAAAACCCACAAGGCGATGGCCCGCTTTATAATTTGGCCGACCTGTTAGGAGACGATTAAATGGCCGCCCGCCTCGATAAAGACACCACAAAACTTCACCTCCACCTTTACACGGAGGACGTGGAGTTTATCGACCAGACTTTTTGTCGTCCGGGTATTCGGACAGTTGGTCGGTCGAACGCTATCCGATTAATCGTCCATGCGTATTGCCAACAGCTCAAGAGAAAAGCAAATGCAAAATCAGTCCCCTTCGACGACTCAATCACAGCCCTCATCACAGACCACAACTGAATCAGACCATGTGGGCGAAAAGATTTTAGAAGAAGCATCGCCTGCAAGTCTTGAAGAATTGATGAACCGCGCCCCGCAGATTTCCGACGCGGAGGCCGACCGGATCATCGAATATTTGAGAGCGCAGAGGGAAAAGTTCGCCGCACAGGAAGCTGCGCCGAAACCGAAAAAAGCCCCGCGCCAGAAAGGCCCGATACTTTCCGCAGATGAACTGCTCAAAGACATCGACTTGAACTTTTAAGGTGCCTCATGCTTTCGAACGAAGAACTCGAACAACTTGTAAGAGACATTCGGCAGCAGTCCTCAACATGGCTTGGGGATGAAGCGTCGGAAAAGATCGAGAAGCTGATCGCGCACACCATGTTTCTGCGCGGACATCACGACAACATTCAAGCAATGTTGGTTAACGGTTATCGAATGATCCAAGTCGGATCAGACCCTCGTAAATAACAGGACAGGGACGCCCCATGTCAGAAGTCGTCAACAATTCACTTTCGCTTATCACTCCGCGCTTTCAATTCGCGTGGGACTCCACGTCAATCGGGGCGTTTAAAACGTGCCCGAGATACTACCAGCTTTCCATCCTCGAAGGCTGGCAGCCGCGTGAAATTTCTGTGCATTTGACGTTCGGTTTGCATTTTCACTCCGCGCTTGAGCGTTACGATCATCTGCGTTTTGGCGGCATGGGCTATGACGATGCGCTGCGTGAAGTCGTTAGATATGTGTTGACAATCACATGGGACGAGCAAAAAAATCGTCCATGGCTTTCAGACGACCCAAACAAAAATCGCATGACGCTGCTTCGTTCGGTCGTGTGGTATTTGGATCAGTTCAAAGAGGACCCGATTGAAACCGTGCGCCTCGCCAACGGCAAGCCAGCTGTTGAACTATCTTTTAGGTTTGACTCAGGCTACACCTCCCGCGCAGGCGAAAGCATTCTTTTGTGCGGACACCTTGACCGTTTGGCAACACTAAACGACAAGGCTTTCGTGCTCGACCGGAAAACCACAAAAAGCACAATCAACCAGTCGTTCTTCGACAAGTTCACGCCAGACAACCAGATGTCGCTTTACGCCATCGCAGGCAAGATTGTTTACAACGTGCAGATCGAAGGGATCATTGTGGACGGTGCGCAGATTGCGCAGACATTCACGCGCTTTTTACGAGGCGTCGTTCCGCGCACGGAGTCTGGGCTGGAAGAATGGTATTTCGATCTTGGGCAATATATCGCCACGGCAGAACTTTACGCGGCGCAGAATTATTGGCCCATGAATGACAAAGCCTGCGGCATGTATGGTGGTTGTCCGTTCCGTAAAATCTGCGGCCTCCCGCCGTCTGTCCGCCACGAATGGCTTCGTGCAGATTTCACCAAGCGCATCTGGGACCCTCTCAAAGTGCGAGGCGACATTTGAGCGTTCACATCGCCCGCCATTCTGATGACGGTTACATCGTCACAGTGTTTGATCGTAAATCACAAAACTGGATTGCAGTCGCAACAACACCGAACTTTGCACTCGCAAAACAAATCGAAAAGGTTTTCGCAAATGCCATCGCTTAAAGATCATCATTCAGCAGACACTACAAAACTTTTGTTCGTAGGCGATAGCGGATCAGGCAAGACGGGAGCGCTCGCTTCACTTGCAGATGCCGGTTACAAAATTCGCATCCTTGACCTCGACAACGGCGTGGACGTGCTGCGTGACCTCCTTACATCGGGCCGTTACAAAAAAGACTGCATTACAAACGTGGACTACGTTACGATCACGGAGCCCATGAAAAACGTCGGCGGCAAATTGATCCCGGCGAAGGCCAGCGTTTGGCAGCGCACGACCGGCATGTTGGGTGACTGGAAAGACGGCGACACAAACCTTGGCGCGATCACCACATGGGACAGCAACACGGTGCTTGTGATCGACTCCCTCACCATGTTGAGCGACGCAGCGCTTTCCTACATCCTCGCTATGAATGGCCGCCTCGGGCAGCACCCGCACCAGTCCGACTGGGGCCTTGCTCAAGTCCTCGTCGAGAACCTTTTGCGAATGCTTTACGATGAGTCCGTAAAGTGCAATGTCATAATCAACTGCCACATCAAGCCAATGGGGGATGAAAGTGGCCCGGAGCGTTACTATCCGAACACTTTGGGAAAAGCTCTACCTCCGAAAGTGGGCCGATATTTCAACACGGTATTGCTCGCGCAGTCATCTGGTCGCGGGCAGAACCTTAAACGGCAAATCTTCACAACTTCTCAAGGCACGATTGAGTGCAAGAATACCGCGCCATCGAAAGTGGCGCAGTCTTATCCGCTAGAGTCTGGCTTGGCCGACTATTTCGCAGCGGTCCGAAATTAGGACCAAAGGTCCTAATACCAGCCCCTCACGGGGTTTATCACTATGGAGTATAAAATGGCTGTTAACTTTAAAGACCTCCTTTCCGTAAACCTTGACGAAGTAAAGGCTCCTGCTGCGCTTCCCGAAGGCACTTATCATGGCACAATCGCGAGCTTTGAATACGGCGACAACAACAAAAACAAAACTCCTTATGTCCGCTTTGCTCTCAAGTTCCATTCCGCCAGCGATGACGTTGACCCCAAGGATCTCGCAGACATCGACCTTTCCGCTCGTAAAATGTCCACGGACTTTTATCTCACCCCCGACGCGCGCTTTCGTCTGAAAGATTTTCTGGAGTCACTTGGTCTGAAAACTGCTGGTTCGACGTTTGACGAACTGATCCCGGAGGCAGTCGGGCAGAGCGTCCTCGCGTATATCACGCAGCGTTTCAACCCGGAGCGCCCGGACGATCCGCCGCGCAACAACATCAAGAGCGTGAAGGGCGAGTAATCGCACACGCTTTGCGCCAACAGGGAGGGGGTTTCCCCCCTCCCTTCACCTTACAGGATTGACCATGGACATTTCCCTTAAAGACATCTGGATTGACCGTGGGTCACGCCAGCGAAAAGAAATCATTATTGACGACCTTTTAGAAAGCATTCCGCGCAACGGGGTGCTGGTGCCGATTATTGTGATGGCGGAAGTTGGTCCGGCGAACCAGCCTTTCAAACTTATCGCAGGTGAACGGCGTTACACGGCATCGCGCCAATTAAACCTCGAAACCATTCCCGCTCGGCAGTTGAACGATCTCTCCCCGCTTGAGCAGCGCGTGGTGGAACTCGAAGAAAATCTTCGTCGCAAGGATTTAGGCTGGCAGGACCAGTGCATCGCCATGGCGACGATCCATGAAGTGTTGACGCAGCAAAACGGTGACACCTGGAACTACACAAAGACCTCAGAAAATCTTGGGTATAGTCCTGCGTGGGTCCAGCGCTGCTGCCGTGTCGCCAAGGAACTCCACCGGGATAACGTGCGGAACATGGAGTCAGCGACACGAGCGTATAACTTTATCTCCAGAGAGGATGAACGGGTCGCGGCGGACGCGGTTAGCAACCTTTTGCATAGCGCCACAGAGGCGGCTAATGACGCCCTTGAAAACAATTCCGGTATAGACCCCCTAGACGACCTATTGAACGCAACCACGGACCAAAAAACCGGGCATTCCGACGACCTTGCCGACGCACCCACCGGCCAAAAAACCACCCATACCGGCCACGCGCCGGACGGCCCCCCAAAGTCCGCCCGCACCGCACCGCTTATCACCCCCGCAGACCAGTCCATTTTACAGGAGTCTTTTTTGGATTGGGCTCCAGCCTATCGCGGCGAGCCTTTCAATTTGATCCACTGCGACTTTCCTTATGGCGTGAACGTGTTCGGCGGCGCATGGTCTGGAAAGCGCACGACCAGCGGCTATGACGACAGCGCGGACGTTTATGTGAAATTGATCGAATGTCTGTGCGCAAATCTGGATCGTGTCATGGCGCACTCCGGGCACCTTGTGTTTTGGCTGTCTGGCGACATTAAAATCCAATCGCGGACTTTGGAAATGTTTGCAGATTTGGCCCCGACGCTCTCGTTCTGCAACTTCCCGCTTGTGTGGGTAAAGAGCGATAATGTTGGGATAGTGCCGGACCCCAAGCGCGAACCCAGACGAATTTACGAAACGGCGCTGATCGCTTCTCGTGAGGACAGACTGCTTGTTAAGCCCGTGAGCAACGCCATCGCATCCCCCACAAACAAGGAGCATCACCCACACACCAAACCCGAACCAGTGCTCAAGCACTTTCTTCAAATGTTTGTAGATAGCAATACCAGATTTCTCGATCCGACATGCGGTGGTGGGTCATCGCTGCGGGCCGCAGAAGCTCTCGGAGCCGATCACGTAATTGGCCTCGAGATTAACGATGAATACGTGGCGAACGCGAGGCGAGCCCTTAATCACTCGCGAGTGTTACGGAAAGCATCGTCTATGCAAAAGGAGCAAAATAATGACGCAGGAAAATCTAGCTGAACGCATCAACATCCACGAACTTTACGAAACCATCGCTGACGTTAAGCCAACCACGGAGCCGAAAATGAACAAAGTCCCCACACCTGTCGCCAATAGCAACCCGCAGCTCACCATCATCGCAGACGCCATGAAGCGTGCGGAAAAGCTATTCGCCACGAAGAACGCTGAGTATGGTGACAAGGCTGACATTTTGGCGAACTTCCGCAGACTGTCGGATCAGCAGGGTGTGCCGATGTCAACCGCTTGGTTCTTTCTTGCTGGCAAACACATCGACACGATCACGCAGTATGTGAAGGACGTGCGCGAAAACAAAAATCGTGCACGCTCCGAACCGATCCGCGACCGCATCGACGACATGGTGGTTTACAGCCTGCTGCTGTTGGCGATTGTCGCAGAGGAAAATCGTTAATGCTAACGCGCACTCACGGCGAAAAGCTCGTTCGCAAATCTTTCCTCCCGACTGAAAAGGCAGAGGTAAAAGAAGCGAAACGGCAAGCTGCAGAGTTGATCGACTTCACATGGGACTTCATACCTGAAAACATTGATACAATCAGCGATGAAGAAACCCGTCTACTTTCGAAAGCAATCGAGTGTTTCGAAGAAGGCTGCATGTGGTTGGTCAAAGGTCTAACGGTAGAGAAGCAGTAACATGCACAACGCAGCGCCAGCATTCGCCCATTCATCCGGCCCGCGAGACGCAAAGATCGCTCTCGTCGGTGAGGCATGGGGCGAGCAGGAGTCAATCGTCGGCAAACCCTTCCAAGGTTACAGCGGGCAAGAACTAACCCGCATGTTGCAAGAAGCTGGGATTTCCCGTCGTGATTGTTTCTTGACGAATGTGCTGGCGCTGCGTCCACCAAACAACGACCTTTCCGCGCTTTGCTGCAAAAAAGCAGAATGCGGTGAGGACTACCCACATCCGCACTTAGGCAAAGTCGGTCAATACCTGCGGCCTGAATACCTCTCAGAATTGGAGCGCCTCCGTGTCGAATTGGAAGAAGTTCGTCCTCATATCACTATCGCTCTGGGGGCTACAGCTTGTTGGGCTTTGCTTGGCACTAACGGCCTTGGAAGTTTACGCGGAACAGTGGCAACAGGAACTCTTGCTGGCGGCAAAGTCCTCCCGACCTATCACCCTGCGGCAGTCTTGCGTAATTGGGCCAACCGTCCGATCACTCTCGCGGATTTAATGAAGGCCAAGCGCGAAAGCGCGTTTCCGGAAATCAAACGGCCCTCCAGACGCATTCTGGTAAACCCCACGATTGCTGAGTGCCATGAATGGATCGCCACGCATATCCGCGCCGAAAGCGCCTGCGACATCGAAACAAAATACGGCATGATCGAAATGGTAGGATTTAGCGCGGACGCTGAAAACGCAATGGTCGTTCCATTCTGGGATCGAGCCAAGGGCGGAAATTTTTGGGCCACACCACGTCTTGAACTCGACGCGAGGAATGTTGTTCGGTCAATTCTGGAAAACCCGTTCGTGACAAAAATCTTCCAGAACGGACTTTACGACTTGCAATATCTAATGAAAGAAGGTTATCGTCCGCGTTCTTGTCTCGAAGATACAATGCTTTACCATCACGCTCTTTACCCTGAAATGCAAAAAGGTTTGGGATTTTTAGGCAGCGTTTATACTTCCGAACCTGCGTGGAAAACAATGCGCGGGAAAAAGATCACGGAGATGAAGAAGGATGACTGAATGCAATCTCGCAAACATTCCCTTCTCGAGGCGCTTTTAAATACAGCCTCTGGGTTTTTAACTTCGCTTTTAACGCAATGGCTGGTTTTCCCATGGTTCAACCTACACCCTTCTCTCCAAGAAAACCTAGCCTTAACCGCCATTTTTACCATTGTAAGTATTGCAAGGAGCTACGCATGGCGCAGAGTGTTCAACCATCTGCAGACAAAAGGAATGCTCTAATGCTTTCACCCCTTATCATCTCGTTTGTGCCGATGTCGTATTACATTGTGACGGGTTCTGAAAAAGCGCTGGCAGTTTGGTTGTTGTGTGTTGTTTGCGGAATGGTGATTTAATGCCAATCATCGACACATCGACGCTGCAAGAAGGCGTAGTGCTCGCAGAAAACGAGCAGCTTTACAACGGTCTGGACTGTTGCATCACGCACGAAGTTCTCGACGCAATCCGCGCTATCGGCCCAGCGCCCAAGATTTACAATTTCACCCGCGCCTTGCAGGCCCCCGTCATGGACATGATGCAACGCGGATTTCGGATTGACAGTTATGAACGTCAAAAAGGCATCGCGCATCTTACTGCAGAAATCGAGCGTCTTACTGCTCTCCTTAATCGTTTTGCTTACGCCGTCTGGGACAAGCCCCTCAAAGCCAATTCCCCAAAGATGCTGCAAGAATTTTTCTTTCAACACATGCGAATCCCCGAAATCTGGACTTCGAAGAAGGGGGAGCGCAAATTGTCCATGGACCGAGAGGCTCTTGAAAAACTCGACAACTACTTTCACGCCCGTCCAATGGTGGCAACCATATTGGCTATACGAGACGCTGTGAAACAACTCTCCGTGCTCAACACCGAAGTTGATTCAGATGGTCGCATGAGGACTTCTTACAATGTTGCAGGCACAGAAACAGGTCGCTTTTCTAGCAGCACAAATGCGTTCGGCACTGGCACAAATCTTCAAAACATCACGTCATCTTTGCGAACAATGTTTGTGGCTGACCCCGGATACAAACTCTGCGGGATCGACTTGGAACAGGCAGAGAGTCGAGAAGTGGGATGGCTTTCGGGAACCATTTGTGGTGATTGGTCTTATCTGGATGCCTGCTATAGTGGCGATCTTCACACTCTTGTTGCACGGACTGCTTGGCCCGAACTGGAATGGACAGACGATCCCAAGCGCGACCGCGCAATCGCAGACACGCCATTTTATCGTCACCTCACCTACCGCGACATGGCGAAAAAGCTCGGACATGGAAGCAATTATCGCGGACTTCCTCCAACCATGGCCAGGCACGCAAAGCTCCCAGTTGTCGTCGCTGAACAATTCCAGCAACGCTATTTCGAGCGATTCGCTGGAATACCAAAATGGCATAGATGGGTCGCACAACAACTCCAAACTTCCCACCGCATCATCACACCTTTCGGACGAGAGCGCACGTTCTTCGGACGAGCGAACGATGACTCGACGTTACGTGAAGCGATTGCGTTTTCGCCACAGAGCGCGACGGCGGAGAGGCTAAACCTTGTGCTCTGGCGCGTTTGGAAATACATGCCGCAGGTGCAATTAATTGCCCAAGTCCACGACGCTCTTTACTTCCAATATCCTGAACATCTCGACGAGCAAGAAATCATCTCCGAAGCGCTTTCACATTTTGATCTCGCGTTTGTTTCTGGCGATCACAAACTTGTGGTCCCCGGAGAAGCGAAAGTCGGATGGAACTGGGGAAACTTTGATCCCAAGTCTAATCCAGACGGCCTCGCCAAATGGAAAAACAAAAAAGACGAGCGCAAGCGGACGCCGCTGCTCTCACAAAAACTATAACGGCGCATAGCCTTTAATTATTTGGGAGCCTTTCGGTGGACTTTGTTGACTCTTTTGTGGCGTTCACCGATGAACGTCCTTCACCAGAACTTTTTCGTAAATGGGCTGCGATCACCACGCTCTCTGGTGCTTTGGAAAAGCGTGTGTGGTGTATGACGAAAGCGGGACCGCAGTTCGCAAATCTTTACACTATGCTCGTCGCGCCGCCCGGTATCGGTAAGTCGCAGGCGATCAATCCTGCAGAGGCATTGCTCAAGGCGACGAAAAAATATCACATCGCGCCGAACAGCGTCACGGCTGCTTCATACATCGACGCCCTTTCGCGCTCCATGCGTTCCGTGCTCAAGCCGAACAACGCAGGAATGCTGGACTATAATCATTTGTTCGTGTTCGCGGCAGAACTTGGTGTGTTCATTAACGCTCACGATCTAAACTTTCTTTCCATCATTAACGAGTTGTTCGACCACAAAGCGACTTATCGAGAAGAACGCAGACATAGTTTGAAAGACCCGATTGAAATTCACAATCCCATGACCACGCTGTTGGTAGGTTCCCAGCCAGGATTTCTCGCCACCTTGCTCCCGGAAGCTGCGTGGACGATGGGTTGGACCTCGCGCCTTTTAATGGTCTACAGTTCGTCCATGCCGGACGTGCCGCTTTTCGGTGAATACAAAAACATGGAGACGGAGCAAAAAAGGCTCGTGCAAAAGTTAGACGATTGCGCGGATTATTATGGTGAAATGAAATGGGACGCGAAAGCTATTTACGAAATGGAAAGCTGGCGAAAAGATAAATGGGGTCCGGTTCCAGACCATCCGAAACTCGCCAATTACATCCCACGTCGCGGAACGATTTTTGCTGTCAAACTGGCAATGGTCGCTGCGATGTCGAGAGGTGAGGAACTCGCCATTAGGCTGCAGGATGTTGAGCGGGCGAGAGGATGGTTGCTTGAAATCGAAGCGCTGATGCCGATGATCTTCCGCGATATGATTATGCGCTCCGACGATCAAGTGATCGAGGAGACATTCCAATATCTATTTAGCATTTACGTGAAACACCGCCAACCGATTGCGTCCGCAACAATCTTGCGCTTTTTATCTCAACGCACACCTGCAGAAAAAGCCGAACGGATTATGATTTTGATGGAAAAGTCTGGTATTTTGCAACGGCAAGCAGGCACGGAGTCTTACATTCCGCTTGCAAGGGAAATGCACGGGGCAGGTTAATCCCACCCCATACACAGTTCGTAGTGGCCTTAATACTTGATGCAGAACTGAACGCGGTAATTCTTGGGCCGCGTTTCCGTTCCACCAGTCGTCGATGTGTTCACCGTGAGGCCCGTGGTCGCAGTATAAGTGGTGCCTACTGTGTTTCCCGGAGAAGCCTGCGTTCCGAACGTAGCAAAACGACTAACCGATCCGGCTGAGCCCGTAGAGAAGCCGTCGCTATTTACAGACAATGTGTGCTGATGTCCCGGATCAGTCACAGCATGATTATGGTTCAAATACGTGTCAGCTTCATACGTGCCGACCGCGCTTGTCCCCGCACCACGCAAGAATTGATTTTGGAAATTCGGAAGCACAACATTGCCAGCGCTTGAGCCCCAAGTTGTGCCGATTGCGCCAAACAAATTAGGATAAGTCGTAGCGCTGACCGCCGATCCATCTGTCGCGAGCCATCCACTTGGGCACGTCGCCATCGCAAATATGCGAACTTCACCAGCATAACCGATCTGCGTGGTGTTTGTGATTAAGTGGAACACGCCGGATGCAGATGTATAGGTGACGCCGACGACATTGCCTGCCACAACCTCACCACCAGCAAGCGTTAACGAACCTGTAGGGGTGTCGCGCACCACGCTAATTGGCGAACCGCCGTTAACAGCTAAAGATAACGGGCCGGTATTTGTGAACCCTGCGATGAAATAAAACGATTGCCCATTCGTGCCTGTGAAGGACGTGACAGTTACAGTCTGTGCGTTAGCTGTGCCGCCAGACGTTCCGCCCCAACCTAAGTTCGACGCGGACGATGTGTCGGACGTGTATTTCGTCCAGACAGTGTTGCCGAGGGAGTCTTTTAAAACTTGGCAATACGCGCCAGATCCGAAAATCGTGGCGGTGCCCATGGCCGACAGCACGACCGGATTGGTGTTGAGGACTGAGCCTGCTTCATCTTGGTAGGTATTTTTCAGGACCGAGCATGTCGGATAGTTGCTGTAAAAGTAAACCTTGCCATTCGCGTAAGGTTTGCCGTTTGCGTCGATGAATTGCTGCATTCCGTTCGGCAGCAATGTCGCGCCCCAAAGTGATGTCGTGCTATACAAAAAGGCCGCGAGGGCTCCTGTTACCTTTTTCATTTCTTTCTCCGAGCTTTCTGAGTTTCCGCAGCGCTTACCGCCCCCGATACCGCGACGGGGCCAGTTAATACGTTGTGTGCGAAAGGCACCTCACCTTGCATGATGGCGCGCTGATAGTAAGGCGTGGTCAACATGCGGTGCTTTGCAGCTTCGAATGCTTTCGCGCCACCGTAACGAGCCGCCGCAAGTGTTGCGCCACCGGCAGCTGCCGCCATCGGGCCGAAGCCAATGCTTGAAAGCATGGTTTGACCAAGTTCGGACATGCTGCCTGCCGCGTAGGGAGCCGCAGCCGCACCAAGGATTTGCACGGCAGGATTTTCCCAAAACCGATCTGCGCGTTGCGGAGCCGGAATAATCGGTTCACCCTTATCGGTTACGTTGAACATCAGATCACCGATGTCCTGCAACTCCCGTTCCTCACCTTTTGCTCCACGTTTTGCAGCAGCCGACGCGAACTTTTTCGGGTTCAAAATACCGGCGACAGTCGCAGCTTCTTCCGCCATAGACGCAGTTTTATACATGCGTCTTGCGTCACGCCAAGCATCTGCCTTTCCGGGTATCGTCGCACCCTCAAACACTTTATCCGCGATGCGTTGCAGTTGGGTATTGTAAAACTGGTAAAGCGCATTGCTGGTCGGCGGCAGACCGTGATTGATCGTGCCATTTTTCTGCACAAGATTTTGTATCACATCACCACGCAGTCCTTTTTGGAAAACCGCGTTATCCACGTTTGAAATTGTGCGGAGGACCTTGTTTAGATCGGCTGGGTCAGAAATTGTGGTGATGGCTTGATGCACAAGAGCGTCGATGTCACGACGAACCGCTCGACCCAAACCCCGCGATGTGAGATCAATCGGAGTGCCTTGAGCGATTGTGCCGATGCTTTGGCCGATGGAGTCTCGTGTTTGGGCGATAGCTTGCGGCGTGAACGGTCCGGTATGTCCAAACCGATCACCAACAGCCTTCTGAAATTCCTTCGCCTGTTTAACGGCAAGTTCGGGAGTCAGAAGTTTGGAGGCCAGTTGTTGCTCGGCGGGCATGTTGGAAAGCTGCCACGGCATGAGCGAAACGCCGAACTTAGTCTGGGCTAATTTGCCAACGTCGCGGACAGGTTCTTCAATGTGGGGAGCCATCGCCGGACCGGCCATTCCGCCGACATAACGGGCCACGGGTTCGGCCATCGCCCCGACCGTGCCGCCAAGGGCGATTTGTTCGCCCACAGGAACGTCAGGATGGACGCCGACGTTAAGCGCGGCCTGTCCCGCCCCTTTTGCGCCACCGACGCCCACGCCCGCCGCAACGCGCTTTCCGGCCTCAACCATGCCGGGACGTGCGACATACCCGCCGCTCGGAAACGGCCCCGCATATCCCGGACGCATCCCCGCCAGCTTTTGCACCGCAGGAACGATCCGGCCCATGCCCGGAATGGCTTGCAACGCCCGTGATCCAAGCGCCGCGCCAGCCAACTCCGGCCCCGCTAACGCCAGTCCAAGCCCCTGCGTCACGCCGCCCAGCACTTCCATTCCAGCACTTTGATACGGATGGGCCGTTTCATAAGCCTTCCGCATCTGCGCGACTTGCTCAGACGAATACGGCAACGCCGCACGAGACGCACCGAACGTCAAAGCATTCAGATATTCCTGTCCCGGCCCCCACACATCTTGAGGCACGGCAGGCGCTGGAGCAGAAGGCGCTTGCGGAACAGGCGGCAACGGCGGGGAAGTCATTTGTGCAGTCGCTTGCGGGGCAGGCGTCGGAGCAATCCGCTGTGCTGCGCGTTCCCGCAATCTTGCAAACGCATCCATGGCCTCGGGAGTTTCCGCCGCTTGTTCCGGCGCAGTCGCCACACCGCCAGTCAAACGCGCTGCAGCCCTTTCCTGCAGCCGCCGAAACAGCGCCTCATCCCCACCAGCAACTTGCACACCGCCAGACGCCTGTTGGCTTCCGCCAAGCGCTCTCGCCACATAATCCTGAACGCCAATGTTCACGTCATGCGCGCCAGCTTTTTGCGCTTGCGCCAACGGCCTGCCTGAAAACCACACAGACGCAGCATCTTGCAGATTTCCATACTTCTGCAAGTTCCGGCCCATCTGATGTTCAAAAACAGCCTCTTGTGCTTCTGGGCTATTTAAGAACTCGAAAGGCGTCAGCTTGCGGCCAAGCGCCTGCTCCGTCCACGAAGGAATATTCGCGCCCATGACCTGATACTTGCCATACGCTCGATCTGTTCCCTTCTTACGTGCAATCTCCGGCCCTTGGGCGAAATAATTGTTTCCGCTTTCCAGCCGACCGATACCAGCCTTTAGCGTCTGGATCGGATTGACGCTGACATCAAATTGCCTCGCCATCACTTTTCTCCTTCAGCTTTTGGGCCAGTGTATTTGTAAAGATCAGGATGACGCTTCACATGGTCGAACCATTCTTTTTCGAAGCGAACAGCATCACGGCCATGTGGCGTGTGGCCCAGTTCATCTTCGTAGTCGTTAAGAAACGCTGCACGTTCCTGCACAATCCTGTTCAACTTTTCCATGTATTTGTAGATTTCAGCAATGCCCTGCGGAGATGACCGCAGACCAACAAGCGCATCTTGGAAGGTTTTGAACTCAGCGTTTGTAAGTTTGTTCGCGGAACCCATCGCCGTGCGCAGCGCTTCAGTCTTTTGGATGATCGCCTGCTTATCAAACGCTTCCATGGTGCCGATGATTTTGGCAGCTTCCTGCGGATTTTTTGCGCCAAGCACCATGTCGAGCGCACCGGACTGATCTTGCGGATCGAAGAAAAGCGCAGCCTTTGCAAGCTGGAGTTGCTCCGGCGCAAACATGCCCGTGCGATACCCCATGCTTTTTAATTTTCCTTCCATGTCCTCAATCTGCATCATGCTGGCGGTCGCATTCTGCGCACCTTCCTGCACGTCTTTACGCAGACCTGTCCACGCTTCGCTTTGCCCTTTGAGTCGTTCGGCTTCACCAGCAGGCAATCCAGTCGCCACGCTGCGCTCACCGTAAGGGACGGCTGGAGAGTCCGAGGGTGAACCCTCCAGCCTACTTGCCGCGCCGGGAGGAGCCGACCCAACGCCAACAAGATTTCCACGACCAGCCTGACGCTTGAGCCATTCCGACTTCGGAATGCTGGTCGGCACATATTCACCCGTATTCGGATCATACTCGGTGACAGGCACAGCTTCGGTCTGGTTTTTAAAATTTGCACGAGCTTCTTGTGTAGCAGCTAAACCACGTTCTGTATTTGTAAGTGCATTTTTCACAAACTGCACAGGCTTCATTTTATATTGATCTTGAAGCTGAGAATATTCTAAGAGACGCTGCGTAGCCCATTCACGAGGCTTACCAGTGGCAACACCCATTTGTGCGAACGCTCCTGCAATCTTTCCTTTAGCCGCAGGAGTATTATTCTGAATATCAGGGTCATCAATTAAACCAGTCATTGCCCTTGAGGCAAAGTCTAATTCTTTCGCCCGAATGTCCAAATCCTTTTCATGTCGCTGCGCATCAATAAGTCCCATGTCGAGGGCCTGTCGAGCCAACTCAGTATAACCCAACGCCGCTTCCGGGTGTTGCGCCGCTACACCAAGCAACTTGTGCATGTCCAGTTCACCCGTCGCAGGGTCCAAACTTTGCTGCGCTAACGCACCAATCACCCTTTTGGATTGGTTGACAAGTTCCTGCTGCTGCACGGCTTGCTGCACTCGCTGCATTTCCGCGCCGCGAAGCCCAAGAGCCTGCATCTGTTCCATTTGCTGCAGCGGATTAGCCGTGCCGTAAGAAGGAGCTTGGGGATAAGGAATACCATCAGCCATTTTTAAGACTCCTTACGCAACATTAAATCCGAGGGGACCACGGCTTTGACCTGAAAACCACTGCAACGCTTCCGGGATGCCAGCATAATTTGTGCCGCTTGTTCCGCCTCTGCCGGTTGTGCCGAAGTTCGCAGCAAAATATGGCATTGATAGTGCGTTTCCGGCAGCACCGAAGCCCGCCTGTGTCCCCGCAGCTGCCGCATTGCCTGCGCCCATGATGCCAGCTCCAAGCGCATTCGCGCCGCCCATGATTGCGTTGCCGATGTTCGCCGCCGATCCTGTAGCCGCCGATGCAATGCCCTGCGCAGCGTTCGCGCCCAACTGCGACGGCCCGTAAAGCATGTTGTAGGCTTGCTGGTTCTGGATGAGATAGTTTTGCAGTTGCTGCTGGAATGTTTGTGATCCAAGACCTGTCGCGGTCTGGCCGAGTTGCTGCACCAAATTACCAGACGTGCCTAAACCTTTGGCCGCACCGCTATTCGCCATCGCTCCAAGCGCTTGACTTCTTGCCCACTGATAACCCGGAGTGCCTTCAAGCTGCGCCTGTGTCGGCTGAAAAGTGCTAATCAACGAGGGACCGCCGCCGCCGACACCAGCTTGCTGCGCAGCATCACCAGTCAAATACGACTGCAAAAGATCAAGCGATTTCGTGCCAGCAGAACTATACGGCGACAACGCACCTTGTGCCCGTTGGTAGCCCTGTTCCGCAGCTTGCGCCGCCATGATCGAGCCAAGCAGCCCCATTTGCCCAGATGCGCCAGCCGCACGGCTTTGCGTTCCTGCTCCAAAAATACTGCCAAGCCCGGAGAGCGCGGTCCCGCCCATCATTGCCAATGTCAAAGGGTCCATATCACTCTCCTAAACGAGCGTTATAATTTTGTAGGTGTTTCCACCCAAAGTCACAGTAGTGCCGACTTGCACCCAGCCGTTTGGCACAATCGCGGCGTCCGGTAAAAGTATTGCCCCCGCCAACGGCGCTCCAGTTGTGGAGTTCTCAGTCGTCGGAACAGAGTTCTGCACAAGTGCGGAAAGCAAAAGCTGCAACTGCCGAGAGATCGACCCGTCAGGCTGGATTAGATTTTTGAGAGAGTTTGGAACAAGAGCGCGAAGCATTATGTTTCCATTTTCTCCACATCAATGAACGCCCCGTTTAACGCAGTCGCTGCGGCAGCAGTCCACGACAATTCAAACACACGATCTCGTGCAAACCCTAGTCTATTCCAAGAAGGAATGGTCTGGTATTGACCAGTCTTTCCAAGCGATTGCTGCACGACGTTTCCAAAACTCACGCCACGGTTATCACTCCAGCGAAGCGATAACATTGGGTCATCAGATGGATCAATGTCGGTGCCAACTTCCACGTCAGCCATAAATTGTTTATAGCTGATGCGATCAAGGCTGCTTACAATGTGGGGGAAAGAACGGAGTTTCACAATGGGCTGCCCGTCGTCTGTGTAGACATGCAAATCCCAGTTGTAAAGTTTTCCGTTTTGCCAGTCTCCACAAATCGTTTTGCCATAGGCATATGCAACGCAGTTCGCACGATGGCGATGTAATTGACCGTTAGTATCAAGCCACGCCCGCTCATGCCAGAGTTGCGTGGACAAATCATAAACCCAGGTTTTATCGGCAGTCGGGAAAGTTAACACATAGAAAATATGTGAACCTTGCTGATAAGTGAAACCGATTGCATCGCTGATAATTTCATAATTACCGATTGCATCGCTGATCGCGGGAGTTGAAATGATGTCAGCCTTGTAGGCGGTGCCCATCATCACCAACGCTTCGCCGTTGTTATCTTGCGATAAGAAGAAAATGTTCAGGCCCCACTTTGCCAGCGACCGAAGCGCCGCAATGCCGTGTTGCAAAAACACGCCGGGGATTGGAGCAAAAGGAAACGGAAAGCCGCCAACATTACTCCAGACTTCTGTAGTGCGGCGACCAAAACTCCAAATTTCCTTATGCACCACGTCAATGATTTGCAGCTGGTCTGCGTCACCACTCATCGTCGCAGATGCTAACGCCGTATAGGTCGTGGCATTCGAGTCACTCGATTGAATGTTTCCATTTTGAGTGCTCGACACTAAAAACGTATCAATGTATCTTACTTGGTTCCCACCCACAAAATTCGTCGGGCTGAACGAACTAAACGCTAAAGTTGTTAAATCAATACTCCAACCAACAGTCGAGCCATCCAAAATAATCAGCGTAAACTTATTATCGTAAAGCGACACAAGACCAGACTGTGTATTAATAGCACCAAGCGCCTGCATCACAAAATTATCAGGCACGTAGTAAACTAAATTTCCGATCACTGCGAACAGTTTTCCATTCGACGCAGTGTAAAGCTGACGAACTTCAGCAATTTGTCCTTGTGCTAAAGTCGTCAGCCCCGGAGTGCAGTAATGCGTGTAAGGCACCTCAGCATCTTTAGTGTTAAGTTCCGGGTATAAGTTTATGCAGCGTTGAGCGTTTGCGATCACGCTCCGCGCTTCATAAGCACCTTGAACTAACTGAATCTGAGGCATCTTACACCCTTTGCCTTATTAGCTGGCAGCAAGCACGTTAGCAATCCACACGCCATTCGTCACAGCGATGAAAAGCACACGTTTCGCAGCCGCATAGGACACGCCCGTAGCACCAGCCGTGCCGTTAATCGTATCGCTGCCATTGCCATACACCTTCACCGCATCAGCGCTGTCAGCGTTAAGCATGTAAACAACGCTACCGGCAACGGCGCTCGGCAGCACAACGCTGTCACCAGCCGTCGCAACGGTGCCAACGACATTCGCGCCAAGGCTTAAAACCGGCGTAGACGCTGATAAAGCACCGCCAGCCAAAGCAGTGATACCATAATTCGTCTGCCACTGCGGAGTAGCAAGCGCAGCATTAAGCGCGTTGCCATCTTCGAGACGGAAACCTGACTGAAAGCGATTCGGAATAGCCATGATATTACCTCGTCTGGTCAGAGTAGATGTTGTAAACGCCCGGACGGACCAGATTATCCGGCATTACAAGGGACGGAATCTGGGCATTCGCAGAACGCAACGTCTGCATCGCATCAGCCGCTAAACCATTGAACCCTGGGTCCTCTGGCATTCTGTATGCAGCTCTCAATCTCACAACCATATTGTAGTGCAGTGCCGCCAGATATTCCGGGGGAAAGTCGAACGTCGATGTTAAGTCCGCAAATTCATTCAACACTTCTTTCAGCACAATATGCACTGAATAAAGGTTTGCTTGCGGAATCGGCCATGGATAAATCTTACCAAGAGGATACCCACTGTCGTAAAAAATACACTGTGAAAAAGACACAAGTGTTTTTAACGTGATGCGAGCATAGTCCTCGTAGGAAAACAAAATCTGCAGCGGATAATCGACAGCTTGTGTTCCATTCGCCCCCGGCAACATACGAAAGAACGCACTTTCAAGTTTGTCCGGTCGCCAAGAAACATCAATGTCACCGCCCGGACCGACAGTGTAATACTGCGCCCCGGTGCTCACGATACTTTTATCGACAAGATGCCACACAAGCCAGCGTTTCACACGCCATTGTGCGATCATCATGTTCATGCGGGTCAGCGCATCATTGTAATCCTCGGGAAGCATCGACTGCCCGATACCAAGAATACCAGCGTCTTTAAACGCTAAAGTAATGATGTCTTGGGCAGTCGTTGCCATGGATTAACCTTCTTTCTTGCCAGCCGGAAGCGGCAGCACACTCGCCTTCGCCTTCTCCTGCTGCGATTTAAGTTCAGCAAGCTGCCTTTTTGCAGCATCTAATTCCAACGCTTTCCGATCCAGTTCCGCTTGAAGTTCATCTTCTCTCGAAACATGCGCGCCCGGAAAACCAGTGGTGATAAATTCCACTTCTTCCTTCGCGTCAGCTACAATAATCGGGTCTAATTTTTTATCATCCCGATAGCCGACGACTTTCGGATATTCCGCATATTTGTAATCAGGGAAATCCATGTTCTCGTAAACACCTAAATACTGCTGTCTTGCTTTAGCCATTTTACTCGCTCCTTAAAGGCGAGAGGGGCATTTCTGCCCCTCCCTGTGATGATTAGATGATGTCCGCGACGACCACGGCCCATTCCGGGCGAACCCAGAGATAACCGTAAAGAACGTCCAGACGAG